CTGTCCCCCGCCGCCCTGTGCGGCCTGCACGATCTTCATGGCCGACGCCCCGCAGCACGGACAGGTCATGTCCGGCTCCTCGGGTCCGGCCGCTTCGGCTGGCCCTTCCTCGGGCGGCGCCGCCGACGTGTCGGACGCCGCCATCGCGTCACGAAACTTGCCTTCCAGATTCGCCATTAGGGTCGATCCTTTTTCACCGGCAACGGGACAATCTTCCCGCCGCAGCTTTGATTGAGGCAGACCGTCGCGCCACTCGGACGCTGACTGGCCTGCGGCGTTTCACAGCGACAGGGGCTCATCGCGTCTCAGTCCCAAATCCCGCCGCTTCTCATCGAGCATCTGCCGCCGCTTCGCGTAGTACGCCGAGTCGTGCTTGTCCACGTTCACGAGTTGCCGCGCCGCCACTTCTCGCCGCCACTGGCTCTTGCTCTCCACGTAGACCGGCTCCGGCCCCATGTTCTCGAAGAACCGTGCGCCGCCCTCGAGTTCATCGTTGATGATCCCGAGGTTCGACCGGCGCGGCTCGAGGGGGCACAGGAAGCGCCCGTGCTCGCCAACCTCGAGCGGCTGATAGCAGCGGTCACAGGTCACTGGAGATGCCCCCCCGCCGCGCCCATCTGCGCCGTCCCGCCGATGCCCTGCATGCCGCCCGTGAGATCCGCCGCATGCTTCGACAACGACTCCTGCGGGGCGAGCTTCCCGCCGTGCTGTGTCGCCCCTGCCGGGGCTCCATTCGCTGGTTCGCCCGCCTGCGCGGCCATCAGCGCGTTCTGCTGCTGCAGCGCCATCGCAATCTGGACGTTCGCCGGACTGACCGTAATCCCCTGCTGCTGCAGGATCTCGATCACAATCGGCCCCTGCGGTCCCACGAAGTCCTCGCCCTTGAACGACAACGACAACTTCGGCGGCTCCGGCTTGGGCGGATCGGGCGGGGCGACAATCCCGGTCGGATCCACATGGAACTTCCGTAGCAACTTCTCGAGCAGCTTCGCGCGGCCCTTCTGGATATAGGGATCGTTCGCCAGGAACGAGTACAAGTCCTGCGCCTGCTTGCGATCGACCGCCTGATCCACGCGCAGCGCGGAATCCGGCATCGCCGTAAACGCGAGCGACGACGCGACGGAATGCCGCCACACGTCCCACGCCTGCGCGGCCTGGGGGCCGATCATCTTCGCGGCATCCTCCACGGAGAGATACCGCTGGAGGAGCGTCGAAAACTTCGTCACGCCCTGGCAGTACCACTGGAGCACCACGCCGCGCTCGAAATCGAGCCGCGCATTGGCGTTCCCCTGCTGGATTTGCGCTTCGGTCGCCGTCTGGCTGCCCGTGGACTGCACGCCCGCGCCACTCGCGTCGATCGCCGTGGTGCGCGCGATGTCGGCGTCGATGTAGTCGTTCGACGTGAACGATTCCCGCGGCATGGAGCCGTGCGGGAGTTCCTTGATCGCGCCCTCTCCGACGAAGGCATCACTGGGGACGCCAATCATGCCGCCGATGGGCGACCGCACGATCTTCTGGACATCCTCCAGCGGCAGCGTGTCGGTGTTGTACATCCAGCGGAGCGTCTGCGCGTCTCGGTACTCCACCATCTGCTCGCGGAAGCGATTGAGTTCGTTCACCAGCGGACGGATCAGCGTGCAGTCACTCGGCGGATAGGCGGAATCCGTCAGCGTCCGCATGTTCAGCGGATGCATGGGAAACCCGATCAGCGAATCCGGCGTGAGCCCGCCCTGCGGATCAAGCGTCTGGTAGGGACAGTCCTCATGGATGACCGGATCATCCACTCCATCCACTAAGACCAGATGCGTCAGGTGATCCGGGTGCGGGCGATCTTCCCGATAGAGACACGACCGATACCAGAGCTCCACCCCGGTGAACACATCCTCCCCGCCGGTCGTGTTCTCGCCCGTGCCGTGATCGAAGTGCTGGCGGTTGTCCGGCTTCCCACCCGCGAAGTCCTCCGGCAGGCCGTACTTCGCCCGATTGCCCGCCGTGAGCGGCAGTTCAAATTGGAAGCCTTGCCAGGGGGCCCGATCCCACTCCGTGGAGCGGAACGTCGCCGGCCGCAACGACTGCTTCGGCGGCAGGTAGTGCCAGAAGCACGATTCCTTCACCGGCACCGGCACCTGTACGGGCTGGCCGGTGTCATCCAGCAGGCCATCGGGGTGCGGCACGTCCACCGTGGACGATTCGTAGCCCATGACCGTGAAGCCGACACCCGCGGTACACAGCACATCAAAGAGCGCCTGATGCACCATGCGCGTGGCGTGTATGCCGTCCGGTCCCAGGAGCTCGTTGACGATCGTTTCGTGCGCCGACAGCGCGGTGCTCGAGGGCACCGGCTGCGGCGGCTGGCCCTGTGCGGCGGGCGGCCCCATGAACGGCTGGCCGTCCGGCCCGAGAATCGGCCCCTCGAGCAGCGGCGACGGCTGCAGCGTCACTTCCGGCCGCTGATAGAACAGATCCGCTTTCTTCCGCTCCACGAGCGTAAAGTCCCGATTCGTGTTGATGCACGAGCCGTAATGATCGGGATCGTCGCTCGGCCGCGGGGCGTACGCCTTGAGGTTGGCGTCCCACCACGTTTCGTGCGCACGACGCACTTTCAGGGCGCGATCAATCTCGCCCCGCCAGTACGCCACGTCTTTGGTGGATTCGACCATTTAGCTGTGAGCCTTCATCGCCGCAATCGCGCGATCGAGCGCCTGTGACACCTCGGGGTAATCCGGCCTCGCCTTTCGATCGGCCGCCACGATGGCGTAGATCGCCACGCGCATCTCCAGGTTCGGGCGCGGCATCTCCGCCAGCTGGGCGTCGGTCAGGTTGTCCCAACTCATCGCGCCAAAATCCCCTGCGGCTTCGCCGCCTGCTGTTTCAACCACCCCAACGACCACGCGGGTGGGACCCTCGGCCGATCGCCCGCCGCATTGAGGGGTGGACGACTCATCACGAAATACCGCAGCGCATCCGCCGCATGATCTTCCCCGTCGCTGTCCACGTCCTCCGGCTTATGGCGGTCACTCACGAGCGCCGGGATCGTCCGCACCGTATACGGACACTCCGGACTCACCGTCAGCCACGGCACCCCATCGGGGGCCTCTTTCAGCCAGTGCCGGAACCGCTGCCAGCCCAACGGCCGATCCATCGTCCCCAGCCGGCGCTTATCCGCCTGAATCAGCGGCACACCGTTGCGCTGGAACGTCTCGGCCATCGACTCCCCCACCGTCCCGTCCGGCGTCCACATCGACGTGTCCGCCACCGTGTACTGCGCCTTCACGCCGAGATCCTGCGTCCGCCGCACAATCTCCTTCGCCACATCCGCCGCCAATGTGCGACTGAACACGTACTCCTGCTCGAGATACCACCGCCCCGAATCCGGCAGCTTCACCAGCCACAGACAGACGCCCGGCTTCACGTAGCCCCAGTCCACCGCCCGCACCCGTTGGTAATGGGCTGGGTAATGCGTGTGCTCACCCGATACATGCCGCGCCTTCCGCCACTCCCCAAAATACTGCCCCGGAAAAATGTCCCAATCCCCGTACCGATACGCCCGCGCCAACTCCTCGGGCAGACTCTCCAGATTCGCCGCGTACTCCGCCTGGTCAATGTGCGGGTTGTCGTCCAACGTCGCCGCAATGTAGGCGTAATCCTCCGGCCGATACCGCGGATCCTCCTTCACCGTCAGATCCTGCCAAATGAACCGCCGCCGCACCCAATGACTCTCCGGCCCCCCAGGATTGGTCCCCGCCTTAATCACCGGCCGTACCCCAGGCTTCGTACTCCGCGCCCGTGACCGGATCATCAAAAACTGCTTCTCGGTGAACGTCACCAACTCGTCAAAGTAAATCGCGTCATACTCCGTCGAGAGATACTTCGCCACCGCCGCCTCGTCCTCACAGTGCCCAAACTGCAGCACCGCCCCGTTCCCAAACCGCACCTTCCGCTCCGACTTCAAAAAGTCCGCCCGCGGCAGCCCGTTCGCCAAATCCACCGGCACATTCTCCAGATGCGTGTTCTCGAGCTCAGGGTACGTCCGCCTCAACAGCAACGCCCGATACTGCGGCACCGACAAACACCGCATATACGCATCCCACCGCAGCGCGTGACTCTTCCCACCCCCCGCCGCCCCGCCATACAACACATTCCGCGCCCCATGCTCGTGGAACGTCACCTGCTTCGCCGTGGGGCAATACAACACCTTCGGCTTCCCGTTCACCGTCACCACGAAGTCCTTGCCCGCCACCTACCGCGTGCCCTCGCCCAATCCTGCTGGTCCCATCCCGCCAATGCCCGGCCGGCCTGGGTCCCCCGCGGATCGCGCGCCCGGATCGGCCTCGCCCGTGGTAGGCTGGGCCCGCTCGAGCCCGCCCTGTCCTGCCTCAGCCCTGGTTAACATAATTCCTAATTATCAGAACCAAGATCTCCACTTAGCGGCTCTTGAGGGCTGCTAACTGTTACAACCGGAGAGGCGAAAGTCAGCCCAGGGAGGCTCACGCCGATCGCCAGATTGACCTCGGTACGGTCTGCCTCGAGCACGCCCACGCCTTTGAGCGCCTGGATGTGATCCCTCGCTTGGCCCTTCTGCACCACGTTTCTGGCCATGCGGAGGGCGCTGCCGCGTAGATATGAACTTGCTAGTTCCGTGGTGTCGGTGAGGCGCGAGAGCCATCGGCTGACGGTGCCTTGGTCGCAGCCAATTGCTTGGGCGATTTCAGCTTGGGTCTTGTGCAGCTTATGGAGCTGGAGGATGGTGGCGACCTGTTCGGTGCGCAGGGTTGAGCCCTGGCCCTTATGCAGGCGAGAGGTGTTCTCGGCCCACTTAGCTATGGCTTCGGGTGATGTGTTAGCCATAGGGGCCTCCGGCGCAGGTGGCAGGCGTGCTGGGATCCGTCATGGGCGTTGGTAACGCGCCAGACAGAGCTGCGCCGGGGCGAGTGGGGTTTACGCTCGACCCGGAGGCGCTGGCCACAGTGTGGACAGTCTTTCGGGGGAAAACCGAATTTTGCAGTTGAATGTCAAGGATTCTGCGGCCTAACTGTAGAGCCTGTCACGCACGAGGTGGCTGTGACGCCTCCTGACTACTCCTGACTACTCGCGTGAGGCGGATGCGGAGGCAGCGGTGACTGACGTGATCGGCGGTGAGCGTGCCATCCTTCAGCAGCCGGCGCACGGTGGATTCGCTCAGTTTGCGGGTGGCGGCGTATTCCTTCACGGTGAGCCAGACGGTTTCGCGGATCTCGCTCATGGGCGCTCCTGCCAGCGGCGCTCGAGGGCCGTCCAATGCTCGGGTGTATCCAGCTCGCAGGTTTCGTGCGGCTCGAGGATGAGGGATTGCACATGACAGCCGTAAATGCTGCCCCACTCGTCCACGGTCTTTCGCCAGAACGCATAGACGGTCCCATCTGGGCGGTACGCCTGTCGCACGTCCTGTCGGCGCGTGGGGCGCTCAAACCAGTTGCCGTGTAGCCGACCATTGCTATCGACGTACTGCACCATCTCTGGGCAGTGCGTGGGCGGGATCGCGGTGACGCTCACCACGCTATTGGGCTGAAAACCTCTTGGAAAGATAGCGCTCTTGTCTTGATATTGCCGCAGCAGCGTAATCGCCTCCCGCACGCGGGCAGACGTCCTGAACGGCTGCGTCGGTTGCAACAGCACCCAGATGTCATCGGGTGCGCCAGGGATCTCCGCCATCGCGTGCTGCACGACTTCGATCATCGGCGTGTCGTCTTGGGCGAGCTCGGGCGGACGCTGAATCCACGGACGCGATGGCAGTGGCGGCAACCAATCGGGCGTGTTGGGCTTAGCATCACTGGACACAGCCACAATGTCGCAGCCCGCGCTCATGGCGCACCCCACAGCCAACGTCGTGATGTTGATCGGGGTATCACCCAGCCTGCGGAAGTTCTTGTTTTTGATCCCTTTGGAGCCTGACCGGGCTGGAATCAACGCAATGACTGCCATCTGTGAGTACCTCCGCTATCCGTGGTCCCGCATCCCCGCTGCCATAGAGATCGCTACTCGGATACCGCCCGTGCGCAATCTGCCGCTGGATCGCCTGCGCAATCTGCTCTGCGTCATGCGGCACCCACGCCACGTTACTGGCCCGCTGCCGACCATGTTGCCGTGAGCCGATGTCCACCACCGGCACACCGAGATAGCTGGATTCTCGGATGCCGCAGCTCGAGTTCCCCACCAGCACCGACGCTTGCGTCAGGAGGCGCAGGAAGCGGTTGGGCGGGAGATTCCGCACCGTATGGATCCACGCCTGAGCCTCACGCAGGGCTTTCGACGCGCCATCGGCGCCGGCGTCCTGCCCAGGCCACAGCGCGATCCATCCCTCATCGCCACGAGCCGCGAGCGTCGAGCGCATCTGCACGTAGGCATCGTCGGCCTCGGTGGTCACGGGATGCTGCAGAATCACGCCGAATGGCTGCGACAGGTCAATGTCGGCTCCAGCCCCGCCCAATTCCTCCACCGTCACGGGCGGTTCACGCTGCGCCTCTTTCGCCACGTCTAGGCTCGGGCAGCCCACCTGATGCACGTGGGCCGATCCGGTCATGGAGTAGACCCGGAAGGCGGCTAACTCGGTACAGGGGAAGTGGAGATCGGCAAGGCCGGTAATGGCGTCCCTGACGCGATCGTCAATCGAACCTGTTCTCTCTCCACCCTGCAAATGTGCGAGAGTAAAGTGCTGATATGACGCAGCTTGCGCGGCGGCAAGGACTTCGTGGCGGTCAGCGCACACCACCACCACGTCGGGTTGTAGATCATGGAGCCGCGGGGATAATCCCGCCAGGAGCGCTCCAGTTTCTTGAGCAGATGTGAGGGTATTGGCCCCTTCGTACGTGCTCCAGACTTCCGCCGCGACGTCGTAGTTCTTCCGGATGACATCAACCACTCTCCCGTATCGTTCCAAGAGCGCACTCGCGCACGCCACAATCTGCAATTCCACGTCGGGCCGCGCCTTGAGCGCACGGCACACCGGCTCGAGTTTTGCCCAACTCGGACGGGCGGTCACGATCACGCAGATCCGCGTCATGCCGTCCAGCGCCTCCGAAACGTGGTCGCTACCCCGCTCGTCATGGTCAGGCAGTCATCCGCAAACTGCCGTAATTGCCGGATCTGATCCGGACTCTTGTCCCAGGCGCAGACACGCCCGCGGCGCTCGGTATCGTGCATGTGGATCTCGATCACCTTCGCGCCGTTGGCAATCGCCCACTGACAGGCCGCGAGGCCTACCACGTGATCGGACCAGCCCTCAATCGACTCGGTGCGTCCAACGGCTTCAAGTGGCGTCGGATAGAGCGGGATCGCCGCGAGATGGCACACGACACGGCTATTACGTGACCCTAAGGCGTGTGCTTTTCCCCACGGGAAGGACACAAACCACGCTTCGCCATCCAGTGGCACCCACCAATCGTTTTTGCTCTCGCTGCTGGCGATCTTGAATGTCGTCAACCCCAACCCGCGCAGCATCGCCAACGATCCCGCATCGAACGGCGTGGACAACGGCTTGATCCCGGCGTCCTTGCACGCTTGAAAGATCCGACGATGCGCGGCTTCGTCCAGGTGCGCCTGCGTCAACCAGGCCCGCTGCGGATCCGCTGGATGGAGTTTGGCGAGGTCGTAACTCTGGATCTTGGCGTAATCGGCCCCCGCCTCTGCCGCTTGTCGCACCATGTCACAGGCGAGATCCACGTCCCCGCCATGATTGGTCGAAAGTTCCGCGATGAGGATCACGGCTGCTCCATGGGGGTGGCGCGTGGGCTGTCCAGTGTTGGGTTCACGGACGGGCCACCATACATGACTGGCTGATGGGCCGTGAGGTCGTTCAGCGCGAGCGTGAGCCGCGCAATAACAAGGTCGTTGATGCTGACATACCCGTACTCGCCGTCGTCAAACTCAATGTGGAAATCCGCAAAGGTGACGCGGCCATCCGGCGCTACGGAGATCGTGCCTTCCTTGAGAATCTTCATCTAGTCCTCCGTGGGGGTGGCGGGGGCGATCCCCGGCGTGGCGAGGGCGGCGTCGAGTGCGTCTACGGCGTCTGTAAATGACTGACGCGGTGCGACGGTATTGCACATCTCAGTGAGCGCACGGCTCCCCGCCTCCCGCAGCGCCCGGTTCTGCGCCTCCAACGCGGTGATGCGATCATGTTGCTTTCGCCCGTGTTCGCCAAGCAGCGTGCCGTGCTGGAACCGTTCGATCTGTTGCTGCAACGCCGCGATCTGCGCGGCCTGCTGCGCGAGAGTAGCGGCGAGACATTCGCTGAATGCGTATCGCTTCATGCACGGCACCGGAGGCTTGTCGTCGGGATGACAAGTGCAGGGCGGCTCGTCCTTCGCCGCTGGCGGCTCGGGCAGGGGCATGCTGGGTCCAGACTCGATACCCGTCCACTCGCAAGCGCAAAGCCGACAGCCTCGACGCCTGAATGTGTCCATGTGCAATCCGGGCGCGTGGTCGCAGGTGCATTTGGTTGGCACGGCGTGCTTCACTGGTCCTCCTTCGCGGGGGCGAGCGCCCGCTTACGCAGCTGATATGTCGTCCGTTTTACGTTCCATGCTGACCACGGATTCACACCCTTGGGTCCGGTCGGCCTACACCACGGCGATGTCGGCGTGACCTGTGCGATTCCGCTTTCAAACATCGTCCGCAGCGCCCCGCACTGGTAGCACCACTCGTAGGCTCCGCCAGCAATTAGCCATGACTCGCGGTGACGGCATGGCATCTATTCGCCATCCTTCACGGTGGAGACACGCACCGGATCGTCGTACCATCCCGCGCAATCCAGGCAGACGAACACGTGGTAGAGATGGCCTCCAAGGAGCCGTTCCTCGGTGCTATAGGCTTGGCTCTTGTCCTCCTTGATGACGGCGAACTTCGCCCCATCGCTAAATTCATTGAGGCAGTCAGAGCAGCGAATCTCGCTGACGACGATCATTTGCTACTCCTCCGAATCCTGAGCCAGCAACACGTTATACGCACGCCCGCACTTCGGGCATTTGTCCTTCTTCCAGTCCTTTACTGGGGTTTCCTTCTCGCAAAATAGGAGGGTGAGTAGATGCCACAGGACGAAGTTTACCGTTGTCATCTCGGGACGCGCGCCAATGCGGAAGCCACTATCCAGTTTGTCGTCCACGAATCCGCCCCACGCCAACACCGTCCGCCATTGGCGCTTCTTCATTTGCCCTCCTGTGGCGCGGGGGAGACAGCGGGCGCGGTCTTGGCAGCGACAGCGGCGGCAGACCGATGCACGTCCTGTTCACGCTGCTGGATGTAGCGCAGCGCCGTCATGTGCCGACTCTCTCCGGGATATTTGTTGCCGACCGCAAGGATGAGTTCGTGATAGAGCGCCTTGTAGTCCGGCCCCTCTCGCGTGGGGGGCGAGGCGGGCACCGAGGGCGCAGTAGAAAGAACGCCCGAATCCCCCTTGTTCGGGACCGACAAGTTGAGGTCCGAATGGAGCTGGCCTGACGGCTTAGCAGCGTCAGGAATCAGCGGGGTTCCACTCGGCGGGGTCGAAGTGTCCGATGCCCTTTCGGCATCATAGGCTGATGGGCGGCTAACCCCCGCCGCACCGGACACATCTGACGGGGCCGCGACGGGCGGGCGCACGGCATAGAGGGTAGCCAAGACGGTGCGGGCGCGTTCAAGGTAATCTCTGAATGCAGCGTCGTCACCGCGTTCGGTATCACTACGAAGCTCGGGAATCTTCTGCTGTGACTCAAAGACGAATCGCATCCCATCAACAACAGTCCTGAGTTGCTCCACTAATTCTCGCAGGGCGGCGTCCGGGGCGCTGGGGGCGACGGCCAACGCGGCGGCGAGTTGATCGGCACGCTTCCGTAACTCGGTTGCGATCACCCACTCATCGGGATGACGGGAGCCTACACCCTCCCAATACCGCTCCCCTAGTGCATCGAGGCGGCGTGCTTCCTCGCGCCATTGCTCCACCAACTGCGCGGGCGTCAGGCGGGGATCGACCGGGGGCGTCCTCGGCTCAGTCATGGCGTTCAACCCACTCCTTCCACAATCGCAGCGTCAACGCCCGGAGGCTCACGCCGGCCCGTTTACACTTCGCCAGGACCGCTTCATCCAGCATCGGCGGCACACGGTCGATCTCCCGCTTGATGCGGCGGTCGGTGCGGGGGGTGAACTCACGGCTGTAGCCTCGTTTTGCCATAGCCGTGAGTTTACCGGTATTCACTTGTCGCGCTCAGCATTCGTAAAGGCTTCTTCCCACGTATCGCCCTGGCCGCAGACATGGAACGCGATGCCCATGCTGTCCTTGCCCACGGAGAACTTCTTGTAGCTGCGCTCCCACTGATTCGTTTCCTTCTGCCGCACCATCTCGTGACGCTCGGCCATGAGCGCCTGATACCAGTCCAAAGCCTCAAGGCGGGCCTTACGCTCAGCGTCGATAGCCTCGATGCGGGCCTTCGCCTCTTGGAACCGCGCATCTGCCGCGGCTCGGCGCTCAGGCGATGACAACGAAACGCCAGCCCTGATAATCATCTTCGCGCCCCAACGCTTCCGACCTTCTCGCTGTGCCTGCTCTCGTGTCATAACGCGACCTCCAAGAGCCATTGTAGCAAATACCGGTATTGTTGTCAAGTATACCGGTATTCATTGGGCTTTCGACCGGGGGCGTGGGATCAGACATCGGCTACTCCATCTCCCGACTGACATAGGGCGCGGTAGAGGCGCGCATTAGAAGTCGCCGCTCCCATCATCGACAAAGCCGCTGTTGCTCGCTTGCGCCGGCGCGACGTAGCCGCCGCGAATCCGCACCGCCCAGGCACGCGCCCGGCGCGCATCGAGCAGGTTGTAGCGCTGCTTCGTCGCATCTTCTTCTCGGCTCGCGAAGTAGTCGTATCTCTCCGCGAGCAGGTCGAGATACTCCGCGGGGCATTCGCTGAAGTGGCGGTCCTTCATCGGCTCGCCGGTCCAGTCGCGCGGGTCTTTCGCTTTAACGAGAGGATCGCCGTGCGGGCCGTGCGTCACCGATTCGTCGGACTGCGGCGCGCGGTCGCCGGACTGCGCCGCGAGCAGCAGCTTGAGCGTGGCGTCGATGCTTGTCAGCAGACGCAGCGTTTCGAGGCGCGGGTCAGTCGGCATATCGTCAGAGTCCTCTCTATCGTCAGCCCAATACGCGAGATTGTGATAATCGCTGAAGGACAATGGCCCTATTCCATCTCCGACGGGTCGTACAGCCCGGCGACGACATCGGGATAAACCAGCCGCGCGAGTTTGCTGCCGGCACGCGCCACGTTCATGTCAGCCGGATTGCGGCCCCACCCGGACTTCTTCCAGGCGCTCTCGTCCTTCGTCCACCCGGCACGCGCTTCCTCGGTCGTGTAGGTCAGCGCAATCTCGGGGTCGTCGCCGCGCTTGGTGACGAACGTCGCACGTTCCGGCGTCCGCTCCGTGCAGCGGAAGTATTTCGCCTTGCCGGAGCGCAGGACGAGCGCCTGAATCGCGGAGGCGGCGAGGGTCGGCTTGCCTTCGATGACGTGGAAGCTGCGGAGCGCCGCCATCGCCGGAAGGCCGAGTTCGCGCCCGGCCAGCACGACAGACAGGACGGCTTGCGGCGTGCCGTAGGCGGCGAACATGCGCGAATCGAACATATGCTTCGACAGCGTAATCGCTTCGGTCATGTTCCGCGGCTCGAGCTGCTTGTCGTATTCGACCGGCGCTGGGGCTAGGCCGAATTGCGGATTCTTCGCTGAAGCCATCGCAGCGATCATGTTGTCGTGCTGCACAGGTGACACCGGCTGCGCGGAAGGCGGGGCCGCCGCACCCGACGGCACGGCGGATGGCTCAGGGTTCGCTGGCGGATCGTCCGAGGGCTGCTCGGCCTCGGTCTGCGGGATGCTCGGGTCGTTGGCGGGCTCCTCCATCGTAATCTCCTTCACCGGGCGTTCGGTCCCAATCTCATGGAACGGAATCTCGACATCCGTCCGCAGCGTAATCAGCGCCTTGACCGTCTCGCGCCGATCGCTGAACTCCTGCAGCGACGCGCGAATCGCGGGCGTGAGGTCGGGCGTCATGCCCTTGTCGATGGCCGCGTAGACGCCATCCAGCGACCCGAAGATACCGAGAATCTTCGCCGCGGTCACTCCGCCGATGCCCTTCGCGCCCTTCACATTGTCGGACGCATCGCCGACGAGCGACAGGTAATCGACCATCTGCGCCGGCGCGACCTTGAACTTCTCGCGCACGGATGTCTCGTCGAGAATCCAGCCCTTCGCGAGCGACTTCGCGGCCACGCGCGCGTTGACGAGTTGCAGTAGATCCTTGTCGGAGCTCGCAATCAGGACGTTCGTGCCGTCGATCGCAAGGCACTTCGCCGTGGCGGTGGCGATGATGTCGTCAGCCTCAAAGCCGGGCACCTTCCAGACGGGGAAGCCGTCCGCCTTGAGCGTTTCTTCCGCGAGCGTGAACTGATGGCGCATCGCGGCTTCCGTCTCCTGGCGCTGCGCCTTGTAGGTCGGGTCGAGGTCGCAACGGAAGGACTTGCCGGAGTCGCAGCAGATGGCCGCGTGCGGGTGCTGGAGCGCGAGGGCGTGGACGCGGGCGACGATCTGCGTGCCGACGTTGGCGCGTTCTTCGCTGTTCTTGCACGCCTCCCACATGGGGCGCGCAAGGATCGAGAAGTCGATGAGTAGCAGTTCTGTCGTGCTCATAGTGTGCGCCTCCAATAGCGCGATGGTGAAGTGGCCGGGACTTGGTTCCCAACAGCGCCCGGCCCGTGCTGCTTTGGAGCGCGTGCGTCGTCCGGCAAAGGAAACAACGCGCGGCAGGGAACGCTTACATCTCCGGTTCTGCGGCCTTCTTCGTGCGCGGCTTCCGCACCTTGCGGCTGATGCTGTCGACGCGGGCCGCAGCCACGCCGGTATCGCGAGCGGCCACCAGGAACGCGCGCATCTCGGTCAGCCGCGCGAGGTCGGCATCGATCTTCGCCAGCACGGCGGTCAGTTCACTCTGTCGGCTCAATTCACACACTCCTCGGTTATCACGCTTTATTAACTGCTCGGCTACTTCTCGTAGGCGTCTTGGCGTCCACCCATACAATTGAATTGCCTTTACCGGCGCATCAATAATGCTTTCAAGTGTGAGCCAGCGCCCATGTTCCAGATCCTTCGCAAGCGTGATCAGCCACGCCGCATGAGTCGTTTCATACATCTCAGAAGTTTCGGCCGGTCGCGTCGGCTGTCTCTCGCAGCTTCTGCCCGTGCGACATTGCCCGTGCGGGTGTTCGGCCCGACACCGGCCGAAAGCGAAAGTAGCGGCT